ATGAATCTACGTTTGCCATAATATCACAGCCTCACAGATTTACCGAACAACGGACGCATTAAATTACGATTTATATTTGAGATTGGGCGTCTTAAAAGGGATCTGCCGACGCGGAATCCGATCGATGTCGTGAATCCGGCGACTGCCATAGGCATGAGGTTCTTCTGGAAATTAGAAGTCATTACTGCGATCGCTTGAGATGGTTGAGAAACTATGTCGCCAAGAGATATTTGACCTTCCCCGACCGCGACCATTTCAGTATTATCATAAAATTGAGTCTTAATCCCGATCTGTTTCATACCAAGATCAGTTTCACCGAAAATTAGTTGTCCCAATCCCCCGCCAGTAGTGCCGCGTGATATGATCTCCGCGTATGTCAATGATTCAAGGACATTGAGAACCCTTATTCCGCCGTTAGATCTTCTTCGTTGCTTCGCTTTACGCTTCGCCATGCTTCGCCGGATTCTAGTAAAGTAATTAAATAAATTGCACTAAACCGGAAAAAGTCAAAGAATTATTACTGTTTCTTAGCGAAAAAGCCATTATCAGATCTATTAATCTCGATCGGTGCTTGTTGATCTTTAATTCCCTGTATTTTAGAAGTCATTAATTGAGCGAGAGCCGCTTGGATCGGATTAACAGGTTCAAAGTCTCCTATTCCAAGATTTTCGACCACTTTTCCGATCGCTTGTGCTAATGTTCCGTCCAATTCTTGTAATTCTTCAGTTATTTGTCTGGAAAGTTCTAAAATAGCCTTTAATAAGACCAAATTAAGCAATATTCCAACAATTATCCCTACTAGTATGATATCCATACCCTCAACCGACCCTCAACGGTTCTTGAACGCTCTGGATCGCTCTCTCTCTCTCTCTCTCTCTCTCTCTCTCTCTTCTATTACTAATAATAAATATATATATAGACATATTTTATCCATATTAATTATAATAAAACATTCATAAGTGATCTTGTTTTCGCATTTCCTGAAGGGTATTTTCAAATATCCTTAGGAGAGTGAAAAAAAGTATGAAAATAGATAAAAAAACGCATAACGACGATCTGTTTAGAAATGGGCAGTATGAAAGGTCTGGATCCGACTATTGGCTGACGCCAGTGGATCTTCTTGAGGAAATAAAAGCGAAATATTCGCCTAATCAAGAATTATTTGATCCATGTCCGAGAAAACCAGATTTTGACGGTTTAATGATGGATGATTGGCCGTTAGATAAATGGATCTTTGTCAATCCACCATATTCAGATCTAGCGAGATGGTCAAAAAAGTGTTTCGTTGAATCTCAAAAAGGGGCTAGAATTATCTTATTAATTCCGGCGAGAACCTGCACGAAATACTTTCATCAATGGATCTATAACAATTGCGAAATTATATTCATTAAAGGCCGTTTGAAATATCTAAATCCTGTAACCGGAAAAAGTCGGGGATCTGCCCCTTTTCCTTCTATTTTATGTATTTACAATAATAATAGTGAGGGGATTCAATGAAATTACCAGAAGAGGATCGTTTAGGATCTGGAATGATTCACTGTTTAGATTGTGGATTGTCTGCAGATGTAAAAGCATCAGATATGGCCGCATGGAAAGCGTTAGGATGCCCCGAATGCGGCGAGGGTGTCAATGCTCAAATTGACATCGGAACGGGTCGAGGATCAATAGATACTGCAGTTCACAACGATGATGGATCTATTACCTGCACATTCTGCGAAGGTGAGATTCATATGGCTTGGCAAGAAGATGAAGAAGGCAATTTAACAGGCACAATAATGAGAGCGTCAAGTGTAGAAATTGAAGATTGTCCGTCTTGCGATCGTGCTTTCAAAAGAATGAGATCAGAGGGATTAATATGAATCTTAGATGTAAAAAATGTAAAAAAGTTTTCAATGTTATCAGTTTTGATCAAGTAAGAATTATTCAGTCTTTAGATTGTGGGTCAATTCAGGGCGGATCTCATATTTTGTCGGAGATGGTTTAATGGCATCGAGTCAAATTGTCAAAAGTGTATCATTAACACCGCATACTGCTATGATCGTTGATGATGTGTTACCTTCAGGTAAGTTTTCGGCATTCGTTAGAGAATGCCTTGAACAATACGAAAACCACAAAAAACCAGAGACGGGATCTTGTTTAACGCCTCATAGGAACGATCTAAATATTACTCGGTGTAATCCTGTAGGATCTGCGAGGAAATGCCTGTATTGTTGGCCTAATGGCTCACCTACTGCAGAAGATTGGAAAGAATACCGCAGAAGGCCTTTAGTCGGTCATAGTGGGTATATTCTAAGCCCAAATCCGAGATATGCCGATCACGAATGGATCGATACAAAAGCGAAAGAAAATAATCCGCACAAGATTGATTTTCGCGATTATGATCGTAAAATGAAGGAACAAGCAAAGAAAAAAGAGAAAACCCCGAAATTAGGTTTAATTCGCCGTTTTATTCGTTTTATTTACTAATTTCAAAATCGTACGAAATTAGAATGAAGATCTCCTGATGGTAAGAGCGTGAAATGTTGCCATCAATCCACCAACCCCGCAAGATACCCTAATAATGAATCCACGCCGCCAGCAACGGGATCAATAACAGTATTCACACCGAACGGATTAGTCGGTCTTAAATCATCAGCCGCTTGTATTATTGGATCAATGTAAGTCATGGGATCGGTCGCAATTCCTACTAGATCTATATCTGCAAGTATAGCACCCACTTGTTGAGGGTTCTCTTGAGCCGCATTCTGAAGGAATCCATTACCGAATGGAATTGTCGCGAATAAAGTAGTAGACGCCGCCGCGATCGTTCCGTTTGCTCTTGCATTATCATAAGTAGCCATAAAGTCATCAAAGACATCTTTAGCGGTGTTTAAATCGTCTCTGCCGACATATAGCCATGTAAAACCTAAGATCCCCGCTAGTGATGCAAGAAGAGGCACTAAAACGAAATAAAACAAAGTATTGTCTTTAGCAATCTCTACTAGAGGCGTCATGTAATTCTTAAACGCGATCGAGTTTGCGATCTTGTCGATCTGACCTCTTTCAGAGTTTTGAAACTCTATGCGATTTATATTCACATTATCTGCAGGTTTTTTAGGCACTTGATCCCCTCACGGTTTCATCAAGTCCATACCTAAAATTGTCAATTGTAGCGAGGTGTTCATAGTTCCAGTTGTAGGATATACAACCAGATTGTAAAATGGGGGCACTATTACGGGCGATATGATTGAATCATCGATCGTAACAGGGATGAATATGTTCCCTTTCTTAGCATTGGTAAATAATCCGCCCTTTATACCCCCTGTTATTGGTATAATTCCGTTGGCGTCTGATTCTGGATTCGTCCCTTCGACAGTAGACGTTCCTGACACCCATGCCGGCGGTGCTAATGCCAAAGTGTAAAACTCGTTGAGATCTCCACCCCAGAAGGCACCCATTCGGATCTCAACGGGGTTTTCACCTGCAGTAAAGCAGGTAATTCCTCGATATAATGCCGTATTTGCAGGGCAAGAGGTCAATACTGACCGAATTAATCCATAGCAATAATACATAGAGGATCACTTCTCGCACAATCTCATTATTTCATTCATTCTTTTGACGCCCATAAGTTCGGTCTGATAAAGCAATTTAACGGCTTTCTTAACTGCCATCTTTTCAGACTTTGGCATTATTTTGAATCTAGCCCTCGCTCTTCTACTTACAGCCATATAATCGACCTCTAAGCGTCCGTTCTGAATACGACTCTAGTGTTTAATGCAATAGGCACTACACATCGTTGATATAATCCTGAATCTATTGCAGGATCGTTAGGTGTAACAGTTCCGATCGGTGTTCCTGATCCGTTTAAGAAATAGATAGGAGATACGAAGTTAGCCGCGTTATTACCGCCCATAGCGAAAGCATGAGTAACAGTTCTACCCTGCAGAGTTTCCCCTATGGATTGACCCGTTAAAATGGATAATAATTCCCATTCTTTTAGTGCGTTAGGTGTAACAGCAAATACATGGTATTCCCCAGAGGAACAAGCCACTGAAAGAGAAACTTCACGATCTGAAACGGCGTTAGTCATAGCCACAACGTCATCACCTGATACTAATTGTGCAGGGTAAGGAAGAGGGGCAGGTAAGCCCATTCCAGAGGAGAGTCCTGAAACCGGCAAAGCCAGTTTGATCTTACCTGCCGATCTGACATAAGCATAACTTACGTCATTCTCTGCAGATAATCCAGCCGCTACCACAACGGAAGATCCAAGAGATTGAGTCGCAAAAGTTCCTGCAGTTTGAGCCGATCCTACGAAGTTCGCATCAGTAGGGATAGAATCTTCTGTGGCCTCTGTAGTAGCCGCGTTTGATAATGGAACAACCATGTTATTTCTCATAACAAGTTGGCCGTATGAATCTACGTTTGCCATAATATCACAGCCTCACAGATTTACCGAACAACGGACGCATTAAATTACGATTTATATTTGAGATTGGGCGTCTTAAAAGGGATCTGCCGACGCGGAATCCGATC